TATATGTATCTGTTACTGATGTAATTGTAGTTCTTGAAGGAACGCCTTCTTTTGTCTGTGTACCGTCTGTAAATGCTACTCCTGATGCTGCAACTGTTACTGTTCCAGTAAATGTTGGGTTAGCCAAAGGTGCTTTAGCAGAAAGATCTGTTGTGAGATTTGCAATCTTAGACTGTGCAATAGCTGCTGATGCATTAACATCTGCATCCACAATTGCTCCATTAGCGATCATATCTGATGTAACGCCACCAGATGCAATAGATAAAGTTCCTGGAGTTAATTCTGCTAAACCAGAGCCTGCAACGACTGTCTTGCCTGCACTAAACTCTGTGTAGGTAATATTGTCTGTTCCAATTACAATTGGATTTGTTGCTGAGTTATTAATGTATCCAACAGAAGCTTGGGTTGTTCCATTCATAACTAAAACAAAGTCACCATTCTTCATTTCACCAGTAGGGTTATTATCTGCATCTGTTGCACGAGTTAATACCCATGGTACAGATACTGAACCTACTGTTGTTAATGTATAAATACCGTTTTGCTTTGCGTCTGTCTGGTTCTTAATAAGAACTCTTTGACCAAGAGCAACAGACTCTCCATCAAGTGTAGAGAATGCACGATTTGTATCTGCTGTAAGTGTTGCGCCTACTCCAGATGTTCCGTTTGAGTAGTTAGCAGAAATATTTACTGTTGATGCTGCGTGAACTGATTCATGGAAGTTAATTCCAGCAGTTACATTATCAACATATAGTTTGGTTGCTGCATGTAGGTCTGATGTTGGTGCACCTGATAGTGTAAGTGCTCCTGTCATTGTTCCGCCAGCAAGTGCCAACTTAGAGTCAATCTGAGTTTGAATTGCTGAGGTTACTCCATTAACATATCCAAGTTCAGTTGCTGAAACATCTCCAACTGATGTTGTTGAAGGAAGAACAACTGTGCCAGTAAATGTAGGTCCAGCAAGTGGTGCTTTAGCAGCAAGATCTGTGGTTAAATCTGCAATCTTAGACTGTGCTATTGCAGCAGATGCGTTGATATCGGCATTTACAATAGTTCCATCTAGGATCATGCCAGATGTAACAGTTCCTGTTGGAAGAACAACTGTACCTGTAAATGTTGGGTCAGCAAGTGGTGCTTTAGCAGCAAGATCATTGGTGAGGCCTGAAATCTTAGACTGTGCGATAGCTGCTGTAGCAGATATATCACCATCTACGATAGTTGCATCTGCTAGCATTGTGCTAGTTACTGTACCAGTATCTGCTGCTGTAATAGCAGTTCCAGAAATCTTTGTCTTATCAATTGCTGCAGAAGCATTTATATCTGCGTTAACAATTGTTCCATCTAGAATCATTGTAGAGGTAACAGTTCCAGCTGGAAGAGTTACAGTACCTGAAAATGTTGGTGATGCCAAATCTGCCTTTGATGAAAGATTTGATGAAAGAATTGATGTAGTAACAAGGTCTGCTGTATTTGCAATACCATGAACTGATGTTGTATCTGCATTATGATTAGCAATATCTGTTGTTGTAGCAAGAGCTGATGTATCAGCAATACCGTGGACACTTGTTGTATCAAGATCATGAGCAGAAATGTCTGCTGTGGTAGCAAGTGTTCCTGATGTATTTGGTAATGTAAAAGTTCTATCTTCTGTTGGGTCTGTTACTGTAAGTGTAGTTTCAAACGCATTATCTGTAGTACCTTCAATAATAATTGAGGCTCCAGGAACTACAAGGTTTTTATTTGAATCAAGTCCTGCTACACCAGATTGTGCACCAATATCTGAAGTTTCAACATATCCACCTAAAGATGTATTTACTGATTCTATTAAAGCAACTGTTCCTGTTGCATCAGGGAAGGTGATGGTTCTATCTTCTGTTGCGTCTTCTACTGTAATGGTGGTTTCAAATGCATTTGCAGTAGTGCCTTCAAATACAATTCCTGTTGTAGCATTAATTGTTGTGCTATTAATAGTAGTAGTTGTACCACTTACAGTTAAATCTCCTGAGACTGTAACATTTCCGCTACCGTCGGCTAAAACAACTGTTCCTGAAGCATTTGGGAGGGTGATAGTGCGATCAGCAGTTGGGTCTATTACTGAAAGAGTTGTTTCATAAGCATTATCTGTAGCACCTTCAAAGGTGATGCTTGAGCCAAATGATGGGTTTACTGTTGAATTAGAATCAACAAAATAGTCAAGGTTTATCCAGTGATTAACACCGTCTCCTACTTTAAACTTATTGGTGTCTGACTCAAAGCCAATTTCACCAGCGGCAAGGATTGGGCCGTTTCCTGAGTTTGTAGAAATCCACTGCGCTGCAGTTCCTCTACGCTGTTGCATTCTTGTTGCCATTTTATGTCCTCCCAGACCTTTATATTATACCAGACAATTAATTAAAATTATCTGTAGCAATTCCGCCATCCCATGTTGCTTCCCATGAGGTTGTATCATAACTTCCAGCAGCCACAAGAACTCCTGGCTCATCATAAGAGCCTCCAGAAACAAAAGTACTTACTATCAAACCAGATCCATCAATTGCAGTATCATGTATGTGATCTTGCAATACTTCTGCATCTTCTAGTGTAGCAATAGCTATCCATTGACCACTATAGTAAACATGAACTCTTTGTGTAACGGTGTCAAACCACAAATCTCCATTTGATGGAGAAAGTGGTGCCTCGTCATCAATCGGAAGTGATATTGGACGAGAATCAACATATTGTTTTGTTGTTGCATGACCTGCTAGTGTTGGTGTGCCTACTGTAACTGCAGAACCAAAAGATCCACCAAGGGCAACGACTAAGCCATTCTTTACTTTAAAGTCTTTATCTGTCGTTGCCACTTGGTTTCTCCTTTAGTTTAATTAAGCTAGTAGTGTTCCAACAACATTAACTGTTGAGTTATTGTTGAGTGTTGTTACACGAAGTCTTACATTTACACCATCAATATCAGCAGATATTGTCATTGTTGATCCATTTGTTCCAACAGTTGCATATTCTGTAATTGCAATGTTGTCTGAAGAATCAAGAGTCAAAACAACTTCTGAAACTTCTGTATGTGATCCGTATGCTGTCTTTACCAAGAACTTAGCTGAACGATATGTAGCCTTTGGGAAAGAGTATGCGGTCACAGTTGATGCAGTAGGAACTAAACCAGTTGTTGCTGCAATCTGCTTGGCAAGTGAGTTTAACTCAACTGCTGTAAAGTCTGGAACAACTGCTTCAAGAGCAGATACTGCACGAGCATCTGTGAAGTAAAGATTTGTTCCTTCAGCAAGATTTGTTGTTGACTTGCTTGGGAACTGATCATCAACTGAGAAGTTAAGCTTTCCAGTGCCGTCATCATAAGTTACGCTAATACCAGTTTCGGTATTTGAAGTAACCATTCCTCCAACTGCATCTTCTGCTCTTTCAGTTGTAAAGTAAAGATTTGTTGAGCCTTCAGTTAGATTATCAGTAGTTGAATCAGCAACTCCATTTTCTGCTGCAAAAGTAAACTTATTTGTTGCATCATCATATGTAATTGTGATATTAGAATGTGTACCATTTGCTATAGCGGTTGCTACTGCATCTTGTGCACGTTCATCTGTAAAGTACTTATTTGTTGATCCCTCTGAAAGTCCATCAGTGCTTGTTGGAATATCAGATACGAATGCTACTGTACCAGTTGCATCTTTGAAGGTAATTGTATTATCTTGTGTAGGATCTGTAATTGTTAATGTTGTCTCATGGGTGTTAGAAGTTCCCTCAACAACAATGTTATTATCTGACAAATAAAGTCCAGATACTGTTGGGCTAGTAAGTGTTTTATTTGTAAGTGTTTGTGTTGTATTTAGATCTACTGTAGTTGCTGTATCAATTGCAAATGTGTTGCCAGTTAGTGATAAACCATTTCCAGCAAGATATGTTCCAGCACCAGAGAATTGAGTAAATGCAATTTCATCTGTGCCAAGCGTTGCAATAGTGTTGGTTTGTACCCAGCCAGTTTTTCCGTTTGTAGTTCCAGCTTCTACGAATACAAAGTCTCCAGCATCTACTTCTGGAACGCTGTTATAGTCAGCTGCACGGACTGCTGCACCAGATGCTTGAACAACATAAATACCATTTTGTGATTTTGTTGTCTGATTCTTAACAAGAACTCTATTTCCTGTTGCAAGAGTTACTCCATCAAGAGTATCTCCATTTTCAAGAGCGCTTGCTAGATTTACATTTTCGGTTGTTGCTGCTCTAGCTGCTTCATGTACGTTTAATCCAGCAGTTGCTGCATCTACGTATCCAACTGTTGCTGCATGGTTTGAATTAGTTGGTGTTCCACTAATTGTAAGATTTCCACCAATTGTTACATCATTTGGAAGACCAATTGTTACTGCTCCAGTTGAAGAAGATACTTCTACTTCGTTTGCGGTTCCAGTAAGGCTTGATACTCCACCTGATGCATTGAATGAAAGTGCATTTGTAGAGTCATCGTATGTTACCGAAATGTTTGTTTGAGTACCGTTTGCGATTGCTATTCCAATTGCATCCTGTGCTCTTTCATCAGTAAAGTACTTGTTTGTTGAACCTTCTGAAATATCATCTGTTCCAAGTGTACGTGATCCGCCAAGTGAAACTGAAGTGCCATTAATGGTAATTGCAGAATTTGAAAGTGATCCATTTGAGATGTTTGTAAGTGTATTATCTGCACCAGAAATTGTCTTATTTGTTAGAGTTTGTGATCCAGAATTTGTTGTTACTGATGAAGTGATTCCAATTGCACCTGTTCCATCATTATATTCAAGACCAGTTCCAAGTGCATTTCCTACTGCATCTTGTGCTCTTTCGTCAGTGAAATATTTGTTTGTTGAACCTTCTGAAAGGTTATCAGTGGTGGAATCTGCAACTCCATTTTCTGCGGTGAAAGTTAGTTTTCCTGTTGTATCGTTATAGCTAACTGTTAAATTAGTATGAGAGCCATCAACCATTCCTGCTACAGTATCTTGTAGGAACTCTGTTGATGCTTGGGTCAAAACATTTGATCCATTAACTGTAGCTGTTGAACCTTCAACTACCAGTCCATTTTTGATTTTAAAGTCTTTGTTGACTGTTGCCATTTTTTATCTCCTTAAGTTAAGCCTTCAACCCAATACGTGCATAACGTAGGGTGATAGGGGTTATTCCTGGGGCTGGTGTAACAGTGAGGGCAACCGTGTTACTAACCCTGGAGACGCTAATGGTGCCAATATTCCCATCATTGTCTATCGTTCCATATTCGCTGACAGAAACATCTGTTCCATCAACAAGAATGGTCATCTCTGTGGCGTAAAATTTATTATCACCAGCAGAAGTTTTGTTTATGGATACTAGATACTTGACCATTCTCCATTGTGTTGCATCAAAATTATCAAACACAGTAACGTTTTCAATTCCAGATATTGTGTTTTCATTGTTACCAAAAGAACCAAGGTTTGTTGCTTGGCCTGCTGTGGTATCTATTAAATCTATGTAATCTTGTTCGGAAGGACGATCTCCCGTTTCAAATTTGGTTTTTACTGTTGCAATGGATACTTGTGCCATGGATAAATTATATCATGCTTTTATGTTAAATTATATAATTACTATAGCCAATAATTTGAAGAGGGATTGGTGGAACTGATCCTCCAGAGGTGGCTTCAATCCTAATTGCAGTTAGTCTTATTCTAAATGGCAATGTTGAGCTTATTGTAGAATTTCTTCTTGGTGATGTAATCAGGGTATTTATTAAAAAATCTTGTTCAATTTTTTTAGTTAATACTGGCTGATCTTCATAAATTTTAACAGTAGCCATTATGCAGTAACATCTTCAAGAACAATAAGTTTTCCTTGAGCTACCGTCCAGACTATAGCATCTGCTGTCAAGGAAACCTCAATATCAAAAATATCATTTGTTTGAAGTGTTGCTGTTTGCTGTGCTGTCAATGACACAGTAAATTCTCCAACAAGATCGTCTTCATCTGCTTCGGGAGTTAAAGTATAAAGTAGAGTTGCTGTATCTGTAATTTGTCCAGAAATAACTGGATTGGTTGTTGGACGCTTAATCTGCATTGATATATTCCAGTCAGGAATATTTAAGGGTACCCTTGCATCATCTGTCAAGTAAACCTTAAAGCTTGCAGTATCTCCCTTAACAAATGTCCAATTGACAAATGGTGGAGCTTCTCCAATATCGTATGTTGATGCTTGTCCTCTACGTGTAGCCATTTTTATATTATACCACTTGAAAATGCTTATTATTACTGTTTTATAAAAAATGTTATAAAACTTGCTTTTTATGGCAATCACATGTTATACTTAGTTAGTGCTACCAAACGGTAGCATCTTTAATCTCTAGGAGGTTTTTTTGATGAGAAGAGATAAAAAGATCTGGATTGGAATCCTTGCTTCAATTGGGCTGCTAGCACCACTAACAAATGCAGCTAATGCTTTAACTACTGAAAATAACCTAAGTAAGCCATTAGTCTCTGAGCCTGTAACCGCCAAGGCGGTTTTTTTGGTTTCTAAGCCTAAAAGTCTTACCAAGGTACAAAAGAACCTAAACGTTCTACATAAATATCAAGATGCTGTTAGTCTTACAGACAGGCAACTTAAGGAACTTCTTTATGGAGTTGGCTTTCGTGGTCAAAGACTAGTAGAAGCTTGGGCAGTCGCCAAAAAAGAGTCAAATGGAAGACCAATGGCTTTTAATGGTAATGTAAAAACTGGAGATAACTCTTATGGTATTTTTCAGATAAATATGCTTGGAACATTGAAGGAAGGCCGTAAAGAAAAATTTGGCTTAAACTTTAATAGTGAATTACTAAACCCTGTTATTAATGCTCAAGTGGCATACCATATGAGCAATGGCGGGAAAGATTGGTCTGCTTGGAAAGGCATAACTCCAAGAACTAAGTCTTGGATTAAAAAATTTCCACATTAGTGGTTTTAAGATACCCCCTTGGCTAACTGCCTTGGGGGTATTTTTTT